CCCGCCAGTCGGGTAAGTCTGAGGTTCTTTCTAATGTCATGGCATCCATGATGGTCATTCTCCCGCGCCTGTCCAAGGTCTACCCCACATGGCTGGGTAAGTTTGATAAGGGCTTTTGGTGCGGTGTGTTCGCCCCTGTTGAGGATCAGGCTGACACCGTGTTTGGTCGTATCGTCAGCAAGTTGACTAGCGAACATGCCATGAACTTCCTGCTTGATCCTGAGATTGACGACAAGGCAGCATCAGGTGGCGCCCGCGGTAAGGGTCGTATTATTAGCCTGAAGAAGTCAGGATCGCTTTGCCGTATGCAGACCTGTAACCCTAAGGCAAAGATTGAATCTAAGACCTACCACTTCGTCATGATTGACGAAGCCCAAGAGGCTGACGAGTTCATGATTTCTAAATCAATTAAGCCGATGTTGGCGTTCAACAACGGATCAATCGTTCTTACTGGCACGGCTACTAGGAATAAGTCTTACTTTTATAAGATGATCCAGTTTAATAAGCGCCGTGACACAAACGCCAGACGGGGCCACAGGCAGTCTCACTTTGAATACGACTGGCGAGTTGCCGCTAAATACAACGATAACTACGGCAAGTTTATTGCTAAAGAAAAGACCCGTATTGGTGAAGATTCAGACGAGTTCCAAATGTCCTACTGCAACAAGTGGATTTTGGAAAAGGGTATGTTTGTTACCGAGGAACGCCTAGAGCGCCTCTACGACCCGTCTATGGCTATTGTGAAGAAGTGGTGGCGTAGCCCCATTGTCATGGGCATAGATGTGGCGCGAACTAATGACTCCACCGTGGCTACTGCCGTGTGGGTTGACTGGGACCACCCTGATGGGTTTGGTTTCTTTGAGCACCGCGTCCTTGACTGGTTGGAAATCAACAATGTTGAGTGGGAACAGCAATACTTTGAAATCATTGACTTCATTCGTAACTTTGATGTCTACCGCATTGGTGTGGACTCCCAAGGCGTGGGTGGCGCTGTTACCGAGCGACTACAACTCCTACTCCCTGAGATTGAGGTCTTGGCTGTCTCGTCTGACGCCAAAACTCAGAACGAGCGTTGGGTCCACCTAACCGAGTTAATGCAACGGGAGCAGTTGATTATTCCTGGGCATTCCAAGGCGCGCCGTACCCGATCATGGAAGAAGTTCAACCAGCAGATGTGCGACCTTGAAAAGATTTACCGTGGTCCATATCTACTAGCCGCCGCTCCTGATGAGAAGGGTGCCTTTGATGACTACCCAGATTCTCTTGCAATTGCTTGCAGTATGACAGCACTAGAAGTGATGCCAATGGTTGAGTCATTTAACTCTCCCTTTTACAGGTAAACTATGGTACGATAAGTAAAGATAAACCCCTACTAGGAGGAATCCATAGATGGCAGTTGCACCTGTTCCCATGTTTCCAGAAAAAGGCACCCCAGTGTTTGAGCGTTCGTACGCCCCAAGCATCCCGGGTAACCGTGGCCCGCTCCGCTTTGAAGAAGGCGTAGCCACCGATACCGATGTCCCTTATGACTTCGGCGTTGGTGCTTACGAGGACACCGCTCCGTCGCCCATGCGACAGAACCATAACAACCCTGAGATGTTCTACAAGTACGCTGAGGAAACAATGCGCGAGCGCGCCCACATCGGGTCGTCTTCGTGGATTGAAGCCCCAAGCGTACTCGGTGAATTTGTACAGGGTTCAATGGCTGGAGACTCTATCCCGCAATTTGAATTCTCGTACAACACGGGTGGTCACATGAACCGCCCGAACCCAACTGTCGTTTACGACTGATTGTGAGCAACGCCGAGGGTTTCTCGGTAACTGGCTCAGTACCGAGTAGTACGATTGGGTCATCCCCCGAACTGTCCACTTATGCGGCAGTTGCGGGGATGTTTCGTCGCGTCCAAAAAGGTAATGAACTTGTTACGGCGCGCGCTGAGGATTTTGGTGTTGCTACCAAGATTTCTAGCCCATTTATACCTAGCCCACTTGGCGGTAAGCGGTCATTAAACATGCCCCGCTACGCATCAGGTATTGGTGAATTCGTTCTTGATCCAATGCAAAACTTCAAGTCTGAGAAGTTAGACCTAGAAGGCCGTAAGTACGGTAAGTCTACGATCACTAATCCTGGTCAGAAGTTTGATTCTAATAAGTTGCGCCGTAAGGGCGTGTCTTCTTATAACCGTTATAAGGCTGGTAAGTCTTCTTATGCCCCTGGTCAATTTGGGCATAACTCATATACCCCAGGAAAGTTTAAGGTTCTGTAATGGCTAAGAAAGAACCAGCACCAAAGAAGCGTTTAGCAACCCCAAAAAGAGTTGCCTCTGAGGGAGATAGCCCTGTTGATCCTGGCTACCCATTACCTACAAAAGCCCCCTCATATCGGGATTTTCCTGCTAAAGACAGGCCAACTATTGATCGTGCAGTAGCAGAAGCGGGTATGCGGGTGTACGGCGCACCAATCCGAATGGCTGACGCAACGGCGACACGCGTAAACTCTATTCAAGCGGCTATTGGTCGTATGGCTCCAGGCTCATATGTACCTGAGGGAGCACTTTGGTATGGCGAGCACCAAAAGAAATACCGTGAAGTTGCTGACAGAACTGGTACCCGAATCGGAAGCATCATTGATGCTGGTGCTGTCGCAAGTGCCCGTAATACGCCCGCTAAAGAACGACTAGCCGCTGAATCAGCGGGTCATATCGCCGCTGACCCTGATCGTAAGGTAACAATTACTCCTGAGATGGCTCCTCATATGGGTAATTCAGACATTACCGCAGGGGAACACCGCATTGGTGATTTTTCAAACACTGATGTCGCCCATATTGGCTATGCCGAAACTCAAGCACTTAAAGACATGGGCAAGGTAAATAAACAGGGTCATGCTCTTGCCTCTGAAAGGTTTACCCCACGAGAAGTTACTGGAGTAACCCTAGATTCAGTGGGTCGTGATAATGCCACTAGAACCGTTGCTATTGCCCGTGGTAAAACTTTTGATGAAGTTAGCGGACCAACTCCAAAAACTCGTAACTACGCTCGTGGTGCACATCTCGCTAGTGAAGGCGAAGACAGATACAACAGTGAAGTATTCCGACGAATGGCTCAAACACCTACCTTTGTAGAAGCAGATGGAAAAGGTGGTCAAAGTACATTCCGTCAGGGTCATTTGTGGTCTGCGTCTGACGAAACTGGATTTGATCCAAAAACAGCAGTAGGCGCTGACGAAACTGTTGAAGATTATGTAATGAACGCCATGACGGCTCAGGTAGCCGCTTCTCGTGGAACTACTGGTAAGAGTCACCGAGCCGCACAAGAGGACTTAGTAGTAGCAAAAGGTAGAGGTGTGTTTGAGAAATCAGTTCAACCTGATGAGATTAGACATTCATTTAATGAAGAAGCCACACGACGAGCCGCTTCTCAATTTGGTATTCATGGTGAGACAATTACTCCACGAGCCGCTCAAGCAATTGCATGGACGGATTACCGCCGATATGACCTTGGTGAAGACGATGAGTACAACAAGTCTCAAAAAGCACTTGCCAAAAAAGCAAAGGCAGTAGAGACTACGGCAACAGAAAAACCACCTACTCCTGAAGAAAAAGGACAACTTACACTGTTCTAATTGTTATAGCAATAACAGCATTTTCTAGGCTCTGATAACCTTTCCTTCCCAGTAGAAGGAGAGAGTATGCGCCCGTCAGATGCCGCATTAATTACACAATATCTTACGAGACTTGCGCCTCGTGGTCACACAGAGGAGCAAGAGGTGCTACGGTTGCTATCAGTTCTTGGAGGAATCCAGAAAATGCCACACAATAAGGAGCAGAAGGTTGAGCGAGTTAAGTAACGAATTGCTCTCGCGTGGTCCCACTAATTGGGGGTGTGGTATTGCCACCCTTAGGGACGAACTTCACGGAGATGAACTAGTCGCATTAAACACCGCATTAGAACGAATTATGACTGACCCCGGTAAGGGTAGGTCTAAGGTGTATTCTTCTATGTGGTTAGCGAATGTGCTAATTAAGCACGGACATCAAATTAGCCGAAGCACCATAGAACGACATATAAAGGGGAAGTGCAGTTGTGGCAAGCCTTAGTGATGATCTAGTAACACCCCCAGCAAAAGCAACATTGGGAAAGATTGCGGAACTTTTAAACCGCAATAACATTGATGTTGAAGAAGTGGGATCAATCAAGCGCGTATCCCTTTATCAGTCACTCACTAAGAATGACCAAGGTCAGGCTGAGGTTCACGACCTCATGGGTATCCAATTCAACCCCAAGTGGGCTGAAGGACCTGATTGGCCCGTGGTACAACCAGGACCATCAATCAAACTCCCAGTACGCAAAGTAATACAAAGTAATACAGAGGGTTACAAAGTAGCGGTTATCCTCCCCGACATGCAGATCGGTTACTACCGAAACGCTGACGGGAGCCTGGAACCCACCCATGATGAAGAGGCTCTCTCTATCTCCATGGCGATTATCAAGAAATTGAACCCTGACCGAATCATCATGGTCGGTGACAACCTTGACTTTCCTGAGTTCGGTAAGTACCGTCTCAGCCCAGCATATGCAATTACTACTCAGGCATCTATTGACCGCGCCACAACCTTGTGTGCGGAACTTCGTGCCATAGCACCAAACGCCGTCATAGATTGGATTTCAGGTAACCATGAAGAACGCCTCGTCAACTTCATCTTGGACAATGCAAAGGTTTCGTTCGGCTTGCGTCGGGGGAATACTCCAGACTCTTGGCCTTGCCTTAGTGTGCCTTACTTATGCCGTTTCAATGACTACGGGGTTAATTATGTGGCTGGCTACCCTGCTGGACAAGTATGGATTAATCAAAGGCTCAAAGTCATCCACGGAAACAAGGTCAGGTCTAACGGTTCAACCGCCCACGCCTACCTCAACGACAGCAAGGTATCCGTCATCTACGGGCACATTCACCGTAGGGAATGGGCTGAACGGTCACGAGAAGACTGGGATGGGGCAAAGACCATCATGGCGGCGTCCCCAGGGACACTAGCCCGCTGTGACGGTGCCGTACCCAGTACCAAGGGCGGTATAGACCTAGACGGTCGCCCAATGACCATTGTGGAGGATTGGCAACAGGGTCTAGCCGTAGTGTCTTATGAGGACGGCGAAGGCGCCTTTTGGTATGAACAGATACCTATCCATAATAAGGCCGCTTTTTTCCGTGGTAAGGTTTACTCTCCGGAATGATTAGTGGGGGTCGTATGTCTGACAAGGAAAACCTTAAGGCAGTTGTTGTCGTTTGGGATGACGCCTTTGACGGACCTGGTGGTTGGATTGACCCAGCCAAGTACGAACCACACATTATTGACCCCATTACTATTGGTTGGGTTATAGACGAGTACGCCGAGAAGTACTTGACCTTGTACTCGTCCTTCTATTACGACGATGATGGTATACTGATTTGTTCAAATCCTATGCATATTCCTCGTGGTATGATTAGGTCTATTACTCCCGTAAAGATAAAGAAGTCAGGGGACAGTTAATGGGTCTACGCCGTAAAAACCGAGGTTCACGCGCTGATACTCGTCGTGGTGAACTGTCACCCGCTGAAATTGCAAAGCATGGGCCACAAAATCCTGATGATGGGTTTTCTATACGCACATCTGGTCATGGTGCAGGTGGTCCTGCTCGTAATGTTCTTTCTGTTGGTTATGCACCCGAATCAGGTCGCGGGGCTGAAGTTCCAGTAGACCCCTCTGAACCTGCAACTACCCAACTTCTTGACTTTAACCGACGAAACGCAGATGTACTGGGTTCCCCAGGCGCAAATATGATTCAAGGTGGCTGGCATGACCCGTCAACTGGCATTGTCCAGCAAGATGCCTCTGTAGCACTACCAAAAACTGCTGGTGGTCTTGAAGCCGCTATGCAAATTGGGGCATTGGGTCGTCAAGATTCCATAGGTAATGTTGGACCCACAGCCAACAAGTCCTATTTGGGTGATATCCGAATTCCTACGCATCTACATCCAGATCAATTTTGGCATGAGGGAACTTCACCTCTTATGACAGACAAGGGCATTAACCCCACATCGGGACGACGCCGTGTAAGCATTCTTCCACCTCGTCAAGAAATGGTCGGCGTAGAAGCATCAATTTTAGCCGAACAACTCGGATTACCTAAGGATTAACCCCAATGCCCGTTGACTTTTGGTCACCATCCTACAGAGCATCATCTAGCGACCTCACGGTTTCTATCTCGCCTTTGGGCTTGGTGGAATTAGCCGATGAGGAATTTGAAGTACATGGACCGCGCCTAAACCGCTATTCATCGTGCTGGGCATGGTACCTCGGTCACCACTGGTCCTACCGCCGTGAGATGGGCGAACAGAACATCACAATGAACTATGTCCGCACCATGTCGGACTACATCACTAACTTCTGCTTTGGTAAGGGTATCCAGTTCAAAACGCCAGAACAAAACGCAGCCATCATCCCGCATCTGCTCCAAACAGTATGGGAACAACATAACTCTAAGCACTATGTCTTATGGGAAATGGGTCAGTTGGCTGGTGTAACTGGTGACTGCTTCGTCAAAGTCGCCTACGAAGAACCCTTTATTGACTCTGCTGGTATTACCCATGCTGGTCGTATCCGTATTATCCCGCTGAACCCAGCGCATTGTTTCCCCGAGTATCACCCACACGACCGTGATCGCATCCTGCGGTTCAAGTTGAAGTACCGCTTTTGGGGCACCAGTCCTGAGGGCACCCGTCAGGTGTACACCTTCACCGAAATCCTGACTGAGGATTCTGTGGAGCAGTACATCAATGATGAACTGATTGACCAGTACGACAATGCCATTGGTGTTATCCCGATTGTCCACATTCCTAACATGACTATCTCATCATCACCATGGGGTCAGTCAGATATTTGGGACATCATCTCTCTGAACCGCGAACTAAACGAAAAGATGACCGAAGTATCGGACATTATTAACTACCACGCCGCACCAGTCACTATCATCACTGGCGCCAAGGCAAGCCAGTTGGAGCGTGGACCTAAGAAGGTCTGGGCTGGTCTTCCTAAGGAAGCCAATGTATTCAACCTTGAATCCAGTGGAAACATGGCTGGTGCCTTGGAGTACATCACATTCATTAAGCGCGCCAT